TCTTCCTCGGCCAGCTTGCGATCGTGCAGCGCGTCCGCTGCGGCCGTCATCGACACCGTGTAGGGTGCCGGCTCGTCGGTGGCCTTCATTGGCACCACATGCACGTCGGGCAGGTTCCCCGGCGGCGGTGGATCGCCATGGCCGCGCGCGATCGCCTTCAGCACCTCCAGCAATTCGGTGGCGGGCGCGATGATGCCCGCCGCCCGATTGCGCTCCGGCCGATCGGTGTCGGTGACGAACACCAGAAAGCGCGCGAGCGAGCCGTCCAGCATCGCGCCGCCTTCCAGCGCCTTCCAGAAGGTCGAGGGCGTGGTGGTGCCGTGGAAGCAGACGCAGGGCTGGTGAATGTCGACGCGCGGCGCAAGCTTCTTGTCGGCGTATTCGGTGCCGCGATAGATGCCTTTCGCGCGGCTGTAGAGCTTCATCAGCTCCGACCAGATATCGGCCTTGTGCGCCGGCGCCCTGCCTCCCGTCACGGTGCCGAGGAACAGGCCGAACTCGTCGATCTGGAACAGCCGCGCCGGATGCTGCTCCAGCGCGGACAGCAGGCCGCGACCGGAGGCGAGGTTCTCCCCGCCGAGGTAGCGTTCCAGCCCGGCAAGATCGAAGCAGCGCCGGATCACCTCCGGCGCGTGGTCCTTCCCGCCGCCGCTCTCCGCCACCGCGGCGACATAGACGTTGGTGCGCAGATCCGTGCGCGTGCGATATCTCCGGCCGGCGAGAGCGCCGACAGCGCAGATGGCGGCGCCGAGTGCGAGGAAGGGCTGCGGCCGCAGCGCGGATCTGACGCACTCGTCGAGCAGCATCTGCAAGATGCCGCCGGGCTGCATGATGCTGGCGGGGACGGGAAGCGGCTCGGCTTCCTGCTTTGCGCGGTTGGCGTAGAGCGCCGCCAGCAATGGTGCGGCCGGATGCGGAACACTGCAGTCGCCGCCACTGGGCGGCATAGCCGCGTTGGCGAGCAGCACCGCCGCCGGATGCGGCTGCGCCATCTGCTCGGCGATAGTGCCGTTCAAGGTGAGCGCCGGATCGGGCACCCAGCCGCGCTGCTCGGCCAGCCAGTAGATCTTCCCGGCACCGACGCTCTGGGGCCGCAGCGATGCCCATCGGCGCTCCGGCGTGTCGGCGCGCCCCGACTGACCCGACTTCCTCGATTGGCGGGACCAGTCGAGCCAAAGGTGGCGGCCGTCCTCACCGAGGGCGGCCTTGATTGCCGCGCCGATGGTGATCCATTCGTTGCCCGGCAAGTCGTCGTTCGGGAGGTAGGCGAGCGCGGCGGCGATCGCCTCGCGGGTGCCTTTCGGATCGCTCGGGCCGCGCCAGCTGCTGCTCGGTGCTGCGGCGAGAATCGAGTTGACCCGCACCTCGTCGGGGATCAGCTGCCAGGCAGCATCGAGAAAGGCGTGGCAGGCCGCCTCGTCCACTTCCGGCAGCCGATCCAGCGGCACGTCCAGCAGGTTCGCCTCCGGCCACGCATAGGGCTGGCCGGTGTCCGGATGCACGGCATAGGCGACGAATTGTTGGCCGCGCGCGAGGAGTTCGAGAGGATGTCGCTTGCGGCCGGCGAAGGGCTCGACGGCGCGGTACACCAGCAGCCGCTTCGGGGCGCGGCCGACGCGCCAGCACGGCGTCTCGCCCAGCATCTCCGCGGCGAGGCTCGCAAGCTCGACCGCGAGTGCGCCGTCCAACACATCGATGTCGATACCGACGACGGTGCCACCGGCGATGCCGATGCCGCAGTCGGGCCAGCGTTCCCAGATGTCGATCTCGAAGTGCTTCGTCGTGCGGTCGCAGTGCCGCGTCCAATCGGGATAGGGCGACCACTGACCGCCGTGATGCCGTCCGGGCACCTTGCTGCCCGGCATGATCGGCATCACGGCGTAGCCATTGTCCACGAGCCGCGCGCCGTACAGCGCCATGAACGCCGTCACGCAGCGGCACCCTGCAACGGTGGTGCCGGATGGCGCCCAGCATCGAGGCGACGGGCGATTTCGTCCTGATAGGCTGTGATGATGACCTCCAGCAGCGTTAGCCACTCGGTCTCCGTCAGCAGCGCCAGATCGGTCTTGCCGATGCTATCGAGATACTCGCCGGCCACCGGGCTTGTCGCCACAATCGCCGCCTGTTCGTGCTCGTCGGGATCAACCACGCCCCACCTCCGGCAGAGCGCGTTCATGCAGCGCAGCGAGCAGGCGGGGCGTGGCGCCGGAATGCGCGTGCGCGGATCGAACCACCCGAAGCCGCGCCCAGTGCGAAGACCGCAGGCTGCGCATCTCAAGCGAGCCTCGCGGCGACGATCTCAGTGTATTGCCCGACCGGCCGCACCTGGATCGCAGCCGGCACGCGCAGCGCGTCAGTTGTTGCCAGCGCGTCCTCGATCGATGATGGCACCGGCAGCTCAGGTGCGCGGCGGCGCCACCAGCCGACGGCCTTCTCGCGGGGATAGCCGGTGTGCTCCAGGCAAACCCACTCGCTGTGCTGCACGAGGCCGCAGCGATAGGTGACGCGCAGCGAGGCGGGCTTTCCAGGCTTCTCGTGCCGCGCATAGAACACCTGGCTGACGTCGAGCCAGATCGGCTGCTGCTGAATGGAGAGCAGCGCGTTCGACGCCGCTTTCGGCGCCACCTTCACCGCAGGCGGCGGGAATTTGTGGTCGCACTCGATGCAGTGGCGCGCGCTGGCATGGTTGATGGTCTGGCATTCGGGACAGACCTTGATCGGCGCCTCGCCGTCGCCGGCCGGTTCCTTCTTCCGACCGTCCACGGTGTCGATCGGGCCGTGGCGCGCCGTGTTGCCGGCGAAGTCGAGGACCAGACAGTCGTCCTTTCCTTCGGCGAGCCGCGTACCGCGGCCGACCATCTGGACGTAGAGGCCGACGCTCTTGGTCGGGCGCAGCAGGGCGATCAGATCAGTGCCGGGTGCGTCGAAGCCGGTGGTGAGGACGTTGGCGTTGGTCACGCAGCGCAGCCGCCCCGCCTTGAAGGCGGCGAGGATGCCGTCGCGCTCCGGCACTGGCGTGTCGCCGGTGACGGTCTCGCAGGCGACGCCGTGTTCGCGGATGGCGTCGCGGACGTGGCGTGCGTGAGCGACCCCGGAGCAGAAGATCAGCCAGGAGCCGCGGCCGTCGCCGTGCTGAACGATCTCGGCCACCGCTGCGCGCGTCACCTCGTCGCGATCGACGGCAGCCTCGAGGTCCTTGGCGATGAACTCGCCGCCGCGCGTCCCGACGCCGCCGACGTCGAGCTGCGTCTCGGTCTGCTTGGGGACGACAGCAGAGAGATAACCTTGCTGAATCATGTCCAGCACGGGCACCTCGTAGGCGATGTCGGTGAACAGCCGATCCTTGCCCTCGTGCAGCAGACCGCTGTCGAGCCGATAGGGCGTCGCGGTGAAGCCCACCACCTTCAGCAGGCCGGCATTGATCTCGTCGAGTTGCTTCAGGAAGGAGCGATACATGCCGCTGTCGCCGCGACCGAGCAGATGCGCCTCGTCGATCAGGACGAGGTCGCAGCGCTGCACCTGGAAGGCGTGGCGGTGGATAGACTGGATCCCGGCGAACAGCACCTGCGCGCGAATGTCTCGGCGGGAGAGGCCGGCGGAGTAGATGCCGGCGGGCGCTTCGGGCCAGGCGCGGAGCAGGGCCGAGAAATTTTGCTGGATCAGTTCCCGGACATGCGTGAGGACGAGCACGCGGGTGTCGGCATAGGCCGCGACCGCCTCGCGGACGAAGCCGGCGATGCAGACGCTCTTGCCGGTACCTGTCGGCATCACCACCAACGGATTGCCGGTGCTGGCCGCAAAGTAGTCGTAGAGCGCCTCGATGGCGGCGCGCTGATAGGAGCGGAGCGACAGCGTCATGCCGCGACCGCCGGCTGCTGAGCCCAGTCCGAGAAGTTGTCAAGCAGCGCAACGACATCGTCGAGCGTCGCCGGCTCCCAGTCGGACATCTTGCCCTTGTGTATCCAGCGCAACGCCTCGCACTGCATGGTCTCGGCATCGCCGCACAGGATCATCACGACGATGCGGTCGGACAGGCGGGTCAGGCGCTCGAAGTAA